TCGGCTTCATTTAACCGTGATACAGTCTTGTTTGCCGCAACTATTGGGGACATCCCGTGCAGGGTGTTATTCCTATACCATAAAGGGTCAAATAGTTTTTGGTGAATTACATCGGCCTTTGGAAACTCCTGCGATATAGTTGAATTTTCCATCCGGTACCCGCGCACCGGGTCTAATGGCGTTCCTTCAATTATTTCTACATCCGAGGCCGGTAATACCCGAAGCTCGGCGGCTTTCCCTGCGTTTAATCCTGAATTTAATCGTGGCGCGTAAATGAAATTCTCTCCACAAATGAGGCGATATATCAACACTTGTGAGACGAAATCATTAAATCCCGTTTCTGGATTTACTTTTGAAAGGAATCGGTTCAGCTCGTGATCTGTCACCTCTATGGCCTTCCCGTCTTTCTTCTGATATAGCCGCATGGGTGCCTGTCTTCGCATCTTATCAATGCGATCTATAATCGAATATACGGATATATTGCCCTTGTACGCATCGGAAAGGAAAACACCGGTATCATCTTCCATGGTGTTAGCTGTGCCTTGAGTGATCCAATACTCATAAATAGCGGAGGCAAATTGCCGCTTGATCTTAGCCGGAACTATCCAATTGAAAAAATTCATTTGCAAATGTATTTGTGGCTAAATTAATGTTTTATAACATGTTTTGCAAGGTTGTATTTTTAAAATAAAAAAACCTCCCCCGCAATCGCGAAGGAGGCAAAAACAACTAAATTGAACCAATTCCCCAGAAAACAATGTGTGCCTGATAACGGAATCGAACCGCGACCAGGCGTTAGACGGACGTTATTTGTTGTAAATAGAAACTCGAATTCAATTATTATAACTAATAATGGATTAATAAATTATGATTTGCCCGTCTGTTTAAAAGAACGCCTAACTGTTTTACGTCTGTCGGAAAGACAAAACAAATCTAATTAATGTTTTTGACTTATGCAATATGTTTTAGAACATGTTTTTTTATTGGAAAATACTTGCAAGGTGTTAAGTAAATACTTATCTTTGGAGTATAATAATTAAAACAACAACACGATGACAACTTTAACAGCAAAAATACAAGAAGAATTAAAAGGGACAGATTTTCAAATCTTAGGCGAAGCATCTAGCAAAATGTCTCAATACTGGTATTTGTGGAATAATGCAAACGGAGAAATGCCAGAAGTGGCAAATGAAGATGATTCACGATTAATGAAAATTCGTTACTCAAATCACGATGCAATGTGCGGACGTTCAAAAAGTGATAACGAAGTAATCAACTACGGGTATTCCACTTCATCAAGCTATTTCAATGTTATAAATGTTGAAATTGATGTAAATCCAGAAGATATGACTGACGAAGAAATAAAAGAAGAATTAGAATCAGCTTTTGAAATGAGCTTTGAAAATTTTGATATTGAAGATAAAGGATTTTTCAGCGTAAAATTGGAAACTAAAGATTTCGATCTGTTCGAAACATTGGTAGCTAAAGTATTAATCAATGGAATCTTGTAATATGAAAATCAAACAACTAAAAAAAGAACTCGGATTAACAAACAAAGAGATTGCCGGGTTCTTTGGTTTATCGCTTATGGCTTACGCTAATTCATCAGCAAAAAAACGTTATGAAAATGCAATCTGCAAGTTTTACGAAAGGGTTAAAACTACTAAGTGAAAAGGAATTGAGTTACCTTTTATCATTGCCGATTTTTAGCCTGAATTAAAGCATGTCGGCGGTTAGGAACATGGAGCCCGTTTGTATATCGTCCATTTTCTCAGTAATCCCGGTCAAGGTGTCGGCTGCATCATCGTGCTCGTTTGACTTGAAATTGCGCTTAAATCTTACTACATCGTTGTAAAAGTCAGGCCATCTTAAGTGCCAATCATCAGGAAAAACAATTCTCTGTTTAACAGTTGCGGCGTTGGATATAATTCGGCTTTCTTTGTTCCCAGATTGATGGAACCAATTTATCTGTGTGTTTATCCGGCCTTGAATTGGATTGCAAATTTCGTTTATCTTACGCGCAAAACCACGGCCTCCGTTATTGCTTTCAATATCTGAATAGCTTACTTTGTTTTTCAAAAATCCACCGGCCACCCATGGTTCTGTAACTTCCATTGGTTCTTCCGTGTATCTAACATCGACCACATAAGCCAACCCGTCATCACAAACATCATAGTCAATCGAACAGAGCTTATCCGATCCCGTATCGGCGGTATCGGTGTAATTTTTACGAACGATAGCAGGCGGCAATGTTGTATAGGTTTTCCACCCCTCTGAGCCATATAGCAGACCTGCTGAACTTGCCGGATTCCCTTGGTACAAACATTCAAATTTTATCGGGTCCTTTGATCTGGATTTTAATAATTTCTTTTTCGAATGACGTTCCGGCCAAAGTGGTTCACCTGGTTTGCGTGGGTCTATTTCGGTTGGTTCTCCTGTTTTTATAGCTTCGAAATTGATTTTGTACCAAACATCAGGATTTGGATTTTCAAGCTGTGTCCACGAATGAATTAACTCTACATCTTCATTTTTTTCAATAAATCCGACCAGGTCGTCCTCGTGCCAACGCGTGAAAACAATCAGTTGTTGGGAATCATTATGAAGCCTGGTGTCTGCCACGGAAATATACCAATCCTTTACATTTTCCCGAATAACGGGAGAATTGGCCTCTTTCCAATCCTTGTATAAATCGTCCATCAAAAGAACGTCCACCGGATCACCAGTTAACCCTCCCTCATAACCTACCATCTTTAAGGAGCCATCATGCCCGACTATCTCCATCTCCTCGGCGGTATTGATATAATTGCCGTCTGCCATACCAGCCAATCGTGAACCAAACACATCTTTGTATGATTTTTCAGACATTAACTGTTTCGTCTTACGGCCAAACTTTCTGGCTTTTGTGGCCGAATAACAAACGGTTGCAATCTTAAGATCTGGGTTATTCCCTATCATGTCAGCAGGAAGTTGAACAGAACTATTTTGTGATTTACCGTGTTGCGGAGGTACCGAAATAATTATCTTCTTAATTTTCCCTTTTGCGAAAAGATCAAGGATTTTGTAATAATTAACGTGAAACCATGTAGCCTGAAATTTTGAAAATGTATGACGGGTAAAATCTAACAGGTTGTCTTTTGCCCGGTAAACCGATTCATCATAAATCAATTTTTCAAGCTCAATAAGTTCCGTGTCATTAATCATTGTTTAATTTCGCTTTCAGTTCTTCGATACGTTTGGCACGTTGCTCTGGAGTTAATTTAGTGACGTTATCAACGGTGGCTTCAACTTTCTGGTATTGCGTGTCTTTTTCTCCTAATTGCTTCTGTCTCCATATTGAAGCAGTAGGATTAAATTCATTCCTTAATGCGTTTCTGTTTATCCGTGAAATGATTACGTCTTGTATATCTCTTTTAAATTTTTCCAAAACGGGAAATTTATCAATCAAATAATGGAATACCGAACCGCGCATAGGATATGCCAGATAAGCATCCTGTACGCATAAAACATCACTATCATCCATTGCATTGTTCATCATCCATTCAAAAGCATCTGTTGCCTCTGATAATGTCCATTTTTCCGCAGCCCTATTTCCTTTTTCAAATTGTGCCATATCGCAAATTTACAAAAATTAAAACATTTTTAAAACCCAAAAGCATCCTTAGCCTCCGGCATAACTTCCGGTTTTGTTTTTTCCAGATATTCGTGATCCAAAAGCCGTTGTTCGCGTTCTGTTAATTCAACTTGCTTATGTCTGTCTTTGCTTTTATATTTCTTTTCGAGATTAGCCTTATTCGCTTTTGCATTCCTGTAAGCCTCAGAAGCGGCAATTTCCCCTTGATCGGTAGGTGGGAAGGTACCAAGAGGGCGAACCTTGCCAGCTATAAAAATCTGCGCTCTAAATACGTTATGGGTGCGATCAAAAGAAACCCCTTTATATTTTGATGTTTTGGCGTTTCGCAACTTTTTCGGCTTAGACATTAATTTTACTTTCAGGTTCTGATTTTCTTTTTTCAACGCTGCAATTTCACGTTCTTGAGAGGTTACTAATTTTCGCAATAATTCCAATTCTGTCATATCGTATGCATTTTAGTACAAATATAACTAAACCATTTTGTTTAAAAAAGTAAAATGCTAAAAAACATACTTTTACAAGGTGGTTAATAAAGTGAAAAGTCGCTATTTTTGAGTTAAATATTTTAACTTATTAAATATCAATAATTTACTTGTGGTTTGCTAAACTATTCAAAAAAACCCTACCTTGCCCTATAATGGAAAGCATAAAATATATATATTATT